TTAGTTTCCAAGCTACCGTACCTTACGGCGCATAGTTCGACATGTGCTTCTAAATTTTCTTTCTCAATATCTGTAGGTTTTGCCATTATCGCTCTCTTTTATTAGTAGCGATGCGTATTCTTTGAGCCTAGTTTATGCCGTAATATGTGCCATGATTAATGTTGTTGCATCAACTAATATTTAGTAATTTTAATGTAGTAGGTTATATGCGTGTTTTAAAATAGATATTTTTATCTACACCGCTGGCGTAGAATAAGGGTAGTGGGGGTTTGGCTGTTTCGTCTAGACCAAGTATAATAGGTGCAAGTTTAAAATCATCCTTGAGTATACCGTACCTATCATGGTTAACTGCATAGACATCTTCTCGCTCAACTGCAAAGTCAAAAGACCAAATTTTATGTAGACCTGTATAGTTAATACCAAATGAATACTCTGCCACATCATCAGTGACCGCAGGCAGATAATTAAATTCCATTAACTGTGCTCGCAAACTTAATAACTGATTTATTGTTTCCCAATTACGTTGTTGATTGCGTTGCTTCTGTTGTTCTGCTGACTGTGTTAGTACTTTCGTTTCGGTTATATCTATTAGGGTATATGCGTAATATCGATACAATGTTTCCATAGCAATATTTATAGTCGTAAAAAAAGCCACAAATTATTGTGGCCTTTTTAGTTTACATTTTAATAGTTTATATTAGAATGTATAGTCTGCAACTGTAACAGTACCTGCAACTGCTGCGTCTAATAGTGTTTGCAAGTCACCTGCTGTTGCAGCTGAACCTGAAATTGCAACACGGAAAGCGCCGCTTGCTGGTGTACCTAAAAGTTCAACTGTTCCTACTATTTCTAGTTGACGAACTAATTGTTCAAACAAACTATCAACTGCTGAATAACTAACGTGAACGTTAGTTAATGATACTGTAAACATGTCTAATGCACGACCTGTTGTTACTACTGGTAAAGCACCGCCATTTACTCTTGCTGGTGTAGCCATAATATTTCTCCTAATTTTAAGTTTACGCTTTCGCGCATACTTTTATTTATCATCTATGCAAAATTCTGTATAGTAATGCTTGTATTTTTAGGCACGTCTTAATGCGTTTGTACGTGTGAATTCAAGCCTATCAACTAACTTAATTGCCCCGCCATCGTGCCCTATAGCAACAAAGCCTTCCGGAGCAGTTACTTTATAACCATCGTTGGTCTTTTGGAATGTACCAATCCCGTCTACCTGCGCTAGTTTGCGCATTAGTGCATGTTTAAGTTCGATAACTCTTTTGTATGTAGCAAGTATGATCAATAGGTTGTTGGCATTGTCTGCTACCCATTGTTCTTTTTCTTTAATCTTAACTAATCGAGCCTGTGCCGCACGTCCGGCAATGCCACCCGATAAGTTCTCAATGTCTTTCATTAGCTCGCTGTTATAGTAATCAACAAATCTTTGTAAGAACTGCATAGGTTCGCCCACTTGCTCACCTTGTCTTACCATCTGATTAATGAATGGCTTGATGCTACGTGCAAAGTCTTTGTTGTTTAGTATAATATCAAAACGAGCTTGCCCAATCTTTTCTATTGTTGCTTGTGTGGCAGCAATTTGTTTTTGTATTTTGACATTTTCACTAGGTGTTAAACTTGCAATGCCGGTATAATCTTTATATGTTGCGTCATCAAACCATACGTCTGCTGTTGGTGTTAATCCACTTACGTTTACACCGTAGTTTGCTGTCATTGCATCTAATGAATCACCTTCGTAGCTGGTGTGGAATATAATACCAAGTTTAGCTCGAGCAATACGTTGTCCTAAGTTGCTGTTAACTGGCACAGCATAGGTAATTGTGTTGGGTGTAAACACATAACAATCTTCGTTGTTAATAGACACTGTGGTTATATCACCTTCTGTAAACATTAGGTCGCCTTGCACTACACCACCAATGCCAAGTTTTGACAGATATTTTAATGATGCTGTTAGTTTTGCCGCAAGCTCTGGTTGTGCGCTGTACCATTTATCAATGTCTTTTGGTGTTTTGCAACGTTTAGGTTCACCTTTAGCAAATACTGATTTAGTACCAATGAAAAACTTACTATCACTTGGGTCAATACCGCAGATAATTGCTGGTGCACCATCCCATTTAACCGTAAGTTGTGTTGTTGTGCCTGTACCTTCTGCTAACATAGCACGTAAACTTTCTACGTAATCTAATGCCGCTAGCGCACCTACATAGCCACTGTTAAAGATTAAATCTTCCAAGTGTTCTAAGTGCGGGTTTACTGCTTTTGCTCCTGCGGCTTCAGCAAGTAACCATTGCGGTGTTTGTTTTTTTATTTCAAATAACTTCATTAAATTTCCATTTATCGAACAGGAGTTGCTGGCGCATTTTTAGTTTTTGCGGCTAGTGCTGCGTATCTCGGATCATTGGGTCCTATGCCGCCTATTGTTGGCAATGGTGCTGTTGTTTTTGTTGATTTTGTTGTTTGTGATTTAGCAACTGTTGGTGTTGGTGCCGGTGTTGCAGCTGGACCCAATGCTCGTTTTGCCATAAAATTAGAAACCTCTGTATTCACCCATTGAGACATTGTGTTAAGAGATGTATTAGCTGGGGTAGTAGTTGGTGCTGATCCGGTAAATGTAGTAAACCACTGTACTGCTTGCGCAGGCTGAGCTTGTTGGCCTGATAATTTAATATTTTTATCAATTGCAACCCATTTTTGCAATGCTCCGGTTGCAACTTTTTTAGTTTGCTCTGCCTGTTGTTTTGATGTTTGTGATGCTTGATATCCTGTTTTAGCTGCGGCAACCGCTTGTGGAAGTTTAGGTATTGCGGCTACTCCTTTACCTAGTTTGTTAACCGCAGTTGCAATTAAGCCAGCTTTAGTAAATTTTCCCTGTGCATTTCGTACGCCTGTTAGCACCACCTTTAAGTCCGCTGGCAAAATTTTGTCCTAAATTTTTAACTGAATCAACTACGCTCTCATCTACAGTATTTTCTGTTAATATTTCATTAATCTTCATATATGTTCTCTATTATTATTTTAATAAACCAGCCGATTTAATTACAGCATTAACTTCCGGCGAATCTGTTCCCGTTGTTGCTACTTTATTATTAGCAAGTTTTCTTAAATATTCTGCATTCTGAGGAGCAACTACTGGTTCTCCGCTTGTGCCAGAGAAGGACGCAGTTGGTGCAGTACCTTGCGTTGTATTTGGTAATGCTGTGGCATAACTAGTTGGAATACCCTTAGTAGTATTTGCTATAGTATTTGATACACTATCAATGCCCTTTGCAACACCATTAAGTGCTCCACCGATTATTCCCGGATTTGCTTTACGAGTAGCAGCACTATTCGCGCCGCGTTGTGCTGATGCATTAAATCTATCAACTATTCCAGGTTTTTTAACTCCCGGAGCAGTAGATTGTGCTATTAAATCGTCAATTTCCGCTTCGGCCAATATTTCATTAATCTTCATCTTTTAATTTCCTGATACCGCGGCTAAATTTTGCTGGGTCTTGACCTTTGATTGCATTAAGTAGACGACGCTCTAGTTCGCCGGCCTGTTCGGCATCATAGTTTTCACGGATGTGATTAATCAGGTTAATAGCACCATTAATGATGTTATTAGCTCTGCTTTCAATCAGATTTGCTTTATCCTTGTGCCTAAGCAGTTGATCAAGTTCAAAAAGTATATTTTTTGTATTCTTCTGCAAAATCGATCCTTAATGTATCGTTGTTATGTATTTATTAAAGATATTTGAAAGGAGTTTGGTTGATTATTTCGTATTCAGCTTCATTAAATCTATCAACAGCCCAAGTATTACTATCACTATACAGCCACGGATTGTTTTGTTGCCAGATAGCAAAATGTTCTTTATTTAGGTTATGTTTGGAAATAAATTCGCCTGACACTATGTCAGCAAATTCAACATTAGTGCATTGTGGATGTGATTCAAATGTTTCAAATACATTTTTTGCTAGGCAACGAACTTTGTCAATTTGGTCTAGGTTAGATGTTTCTTGCCAACCAGATTCGGCTATCTTAAACCATCCGTTATAATATCGCAACCATCTATATAGTTTACTTTCACGAGATTCAGTGGTAATGGCAATAACAGTTTCAAATGGCGCTAAGGAAATTGCACTAGGATGATAATGAGTTCCTATCCATCGATTCTGATTAGTGCGAGATAATAGCTGAGTCAGTCTACGATTCCATGAAGGTTCATCTACAGTACGTGAAATTGTCGGGCTATCAGTTATCTTTAATAAAGAATGTTCTGCACCAGTACATTTATAACCATCCATACTGGGAGTTTTATTATTTAATAAATCACACAGGACGCCGCCGCCAGTGTTATTTGAAAAACAAACTAGATTCATTCGCCACTATTCTTCAGGCCAGCCAGCATACTTTTAAGTTTGCTACTGTCAACTGTGGCATTAATCTTTGGCATGTTTGTAATTTCACCAGTGTCTTTATTGACTGTACTACTAGATTTAATATTGTTTAAGACATTATTAATATTGCGACTAGCACCATTGCCATCACCTGCGGCTTCTTCGCCCTCGTCTGTGATACGCATAGTTTCAATATTATAAGTTAAATCTACTTTGTGCCCTACACCAGTTGAACTACGCGACTTCATACATTGTAATTGATATCTGCCACGTTCTTTCATAGCACGACTTGTAAAGATACCAAACACGTTATCTGCTGTATTGATCTTAGATATACCACCAGCAATATGGCTATGGTCAAATTCAATTTCTTCTACTGCTGAACGATTCAACTGCGAAGCTGTTACCAGCAATACATTAAGTTCTTTGGCTAAGTTACGCAGTTCTTCTGCTACATACTTGTCTTTGATAAACTGGTCATTTGGATTAACTTTAATTGATACGGGCATTACTAAATCTAAATAATCTACCATAACAAAGTCAACTTTAATACCAGTTTGAATCTGCACTTCTTTTAAGTAACTACGTATGTCATTGACATTACTCTGTGCAGGGAATCCTTTAACACGATATTGTCCAGACTTTTTACCCACCATCTTAACTTTAAGTTCAGTTGTTTCAATATCTTTTCTAATGTCTTTTGTACTCATGCCAGTAAGCATAGCATCTGTACGTAACGAGCATAGTTCTTCACTCAACTCTAATGTTACATACACACCGCTCAGACCTGCTTGCAACCAGCTAAGTGCAATGTTCATCATAACCAAAGATTTACCCGAACCGGAACCACCAGCAAAGATGTTAAGTTCGCCTCGACTAAAGCCACCGTAAAGTATCTTATCCATTTGTGGCCAGCCAGTACTTACCTGTCCGCCACTGTTAAAGTATTTGTCAATACGAGCTCTAGGGTCTTCAAAGTATTCTGTACCCATGTCTTTAGTAAGAGATATTTGTACAGCATCTTTAATTAGTTTTTCAACTGGATCATACTCACCCTTTTCTAACATATCAGCTGCCGCAAGAATTGCACGTTCAAGTTCATTACGTTTAGTAAAGCCCTCAAACTCTGTCATAAACCAACTGTAGTGATCTTCTGTTAAGTCAGGTACATTTTTAAGTGTAACTGTAGTCACCGCCTGTACTTGATCAATAGTAGGCAATGTTCTATATTCGTCACTGTGCTGTTTAATAAATTTAGCAGCTTCACGTAAACTTCTATCAAAGTTTTCGGGATTATAAATGTTCTGCACCCGCACATAACTCTGCGGGTCTTGTAACATCATTTCTAAAAATAACCTTTGTAGGTCTGCTGAATATTCTTTGCTCATAGTTTTGGACAGTTAAAAGTACAATAATTAAGTTTAGCATCTTCTAAAGTATTATAAAAGTCTTTTGATTGATTTGATGCTAGTATTTTACTAATGGTAGTATTACTTATATTGTATTGCGATCGGTTTTTATAAAATTCACTCTTGTAGTAGAATCTATGATCTCCAACAAAACAACAAGGCATATAATATCCATCAGCTGATATGTAATGTTGATTATTTAATGTTTTACATTTAGGATCAATTTCACTTGTGCGATCTAAATTAGTTTTCCAATTAACTATCGCTGTAGTTCTATCCCCAGTATAATTAGCCGATTGTAAAGTATCATTTTCGTCCCATCGATCACTGGGTAATATTAAAAATTCATCAAAGCCCAAAGTTTGAGCTAATGTTCGAGCTTGGTCAATGGTATCTTCATTAAATGAAAAAGGTATGTATTGCCACACTGTATTAATGTTAGTTTTTGTTAATACATCTATACCAAGTTTAATAGAAGGCCAATCAGCATTAATTCTGTATTGGGTAAAATTTTCAGGTATGCCATCTATTCCATATATTACAGTATCTTTATAATCTAGCAAGTCAGCTAGCTGCCGCCACCAATCCCATGATTTATAACTGCCATTTGTAGATAGTATAATATTTGCACCAGCACTTTTAAAATATTCAATCATCTCAAATATCTGCGGATAATATATCGGATCACCGTAGTTTCCACAAAGAGATATATCTTTATCTGTCAGATCAATATCTAAGAATTGTTTTAAATCTGCTAAATTTAAATTTTTATTAGTCCACTGTGATGGAAATTGCTCGATAAATTTCGTACGTGCGCAGCGTGGACATTTTAATGTACACATGTTTGTTGGTTCGATATGAAATCCGGTAATTTGATTAAGCATATCGTCTCTTGCGTAGTAATTCAATTTTTAATTTGCTTGATTCTTTAGCATCAATGATAGTTTTAAGCACAAACAGTTTACCATACTTAATTACTGCGTCACTGATGTCTTTACAGTCGGCGTCTTCTTGCCAAACCGGAAAGCTAACACTCCAACCATATTTAACAGCCGCATCAACAAGTTTAACACCACTCTTATCTGCGTCGGCGACTACTATAACTTCACGTCCCAGTGCGTCAATAATGTCTGCTTGTTGTTCTGCAACTTCATTACCCAGTACCGCTACACCATCTACGGCCATAGCATCAAACGGACCTTCACAGACAATAACAAACTTACTGTCGCGTTTTTGATTGTTGGTATTAAACACAAAGTTAGGTTCATAGTGACTGTAATACTTGGGTTTAACTCCATCAGTAAATGCACGACTTGTATACCCAATGGTGTTACCTTCCCAAATCATAGGAATGATCACACGTTGATGTAGACTGTGCTCTGTACTGTCAGTCCAATAAAAGTCATACTTGGTATGATCAATCTTACGTGCTTTAATGTAGTCAACTGCCGAATTTAGCAGTGTAGGAACATTATTAAAGTCATCTAATATGTGATGTGTAAGTAGTTGTTGGAAACTTAACGCATCTTTGGGTAACTTACGAACTTTAAACTCAATCTTTTCTTCTGGTTCTTTTACCTGTTCTGGTGCTACTAGGTCTTTGATACGAATAGCTTCAATTACTAAGCGTTTAACATCGCTATCACCTGCGCCCATCCAGGATAATAGTTTACGAAACTTAAATGTTAAGTGCCTACCCGGTTGATAGCTG